TCATGCCTAGTCTCGTGGGCTCGGAGATGTGTATAAGAGACAGCGCGGGAACAGCGGGAGGCTCCACCGGTGCCGGATCGGCAGCCGGAGCTGCAGGAGTAGGCTGAGCGGGCGTGGCAGGAGGATCTACCGGTGCGGGTGGATTGGCGGGATCGTAGGCGGCCTGCCCGGCCTCGCGGGCGGCCGCGTGCTGATCGGCGATGGTCTGCGCCTCGTCATCGGCCGGCGCGAATACGCCGTGCTGTGCGAGCAGGGTCTGCGCCTGATCGGCGTCGACCTCGATCGTTGCCTGGAACCCGACAATGCGGCCGAGCAGAGGAACTTCAAGCTCGCCCTGGGAGCTGATATTGATAATGAGCACTGGCTCACCTTTCTAGTTGGTTATCCTTGCTGCGGCCGTGAACTTCGCGACGATCGCGATCGTGCGGCCCTCCGCAATCCGATCGGGATCCGTTGCCCCGTCCGATTCCGTAGATGTGAGGAAACACATCCGCACGGCACCGCCGAGCGTTGTGTCTGTGTGATGGACGTAATCGGCGATCATCCGCAACAGGGCATAGGCCCGGTCCGAACAAACCTGCTCCTGGTCCTGGCCACCGCCGCGGTAGACGCTGATCGTGACCTCGAGCGTGAGGGTTTCCTCACGGCCGCGGTTGGTGCCCATCGTCGCGGGATCCTGCTCGGAAGAGATCATGCCGATCTTGACAATCTCGGCCGGATCGAACGTGCCCGGCTGCCCGAAACAGACGTAGACTTCGGCAGTGTCCGGCCCGGCCGTGTAGACCTGCTGGGCCATCGCATAAAAGGCGTTCTTGTAATCAGGGGCAGCCGTTCCCCGGATCGGGCCGCTCACGCGAACCCGCCCGGTTTACTCGGCCGGCCGCACAGCTCGATCACACGGCGGGGCACCGCGTAGCCCGAGGGAGTGTAAACCTCGGCCGTCTGATCCCAGCCCGGCGCCCGGGAACCGGTCGACTGCTTACCGATCTGCCACCAGTGCCGGAGCAGCTCCCGCGTGGCAAGGCGCACGTTCGGTGCGACCAGCTGCGCGCCGGCCTCGTACTGGATGACCACCGACTGATAGCCCGGCATGAACCGGCGCGTTGCCTGCGGGCGGCCCGCGTACACGATCCCGGCCGCGTAATCCGTGAAGTACGCGGTGGGATCCAGCGGCGCCCCGAGCTCGGTCACGGACACAATCTGCGTCGGCTTCTGATACAGCGGCACCGCCCAGCCGCCCCCGTCGTTGGTCTGCGTGAACATGCCGGGGATGACGGGCCCGACGATATCCTCGATCACCGGCGTTGCCGCGGCGATGTAAAGCCTGAGATCCTCAATATCGGCCGCGGTGTGCGTCCCGGTCCAGTTCAGGGCCGCGCGTGCGTCATCGAGCCCGATAATGAACCTCGGATCGGCCGGCCACACGTCCAGCACATCGGAGTAAGAGCCGGCATCGACTCCGGTTCCTGTCCACCGGATCAGGTACCGGCCGGGCATGGCCGGGACAAACAATGCCGACACGGACGGCGCCGAGCCCTGCACCGTGGGCGCCGGCGCCGAGGTCCCGTCCGGCTGGGTGATGTTCAGGGTGACGGCAGACCCGGGCGGCGCCGTCGTCCATTGGAGAGTGACCGCCGCGCCGAGATCCACCTAGACGGCCCTACTTCTTAGCGGACTTGGCAGCGTCAGCAGCAGCAGCCTCATCAGCGGCGGCCTGCTCCGCGGCGGCGGCAGCCTCAGCGGCCGCGGCGTCCTCGGCCGAAGCCTTCAGCGAACCGTTCCCCGGCGCCTGGCGGCCCTGCGGAGCGGACGCGGCAGGATCGGTACCGTCCGGCGCGTTCTCGGCCGCCGACTGGCCCCGGAGCCACGCGCCGAGGTTCTTGTCGTTGTACGCCTCGACGCGCTGCGCCATCGATTCGTAAGACTCGCCCGTTGATTCGTGCAAATCGCGGTAGTTCTGCTTCAGATCGTCGATGTACTCGCCAGCCATGATCGAACCTTTCGTGTGGAGTGTGTGGAGAGTGGAGCAGCACGGCGCCGACGCCGCGAGGGCAGCCGGCGCCGTACTGGATCAGAGGATCGCTTAGAAGACCGGAGCGATCAGGCCCTGGCCGGCAACGGTGTCGAGGCCGCCGACCTTGGAGACGGCCTGCGGGTAGCGGCCGGCCGTGAAGGCCACGTAGTTGTAAACAACCAGCTTCGTGGTCAGGGAGCCGCCGGCGGTCTGCTCGAACCGGAGCTGCTTGGGCATCCCGTCGCCGTCCTCCCACAGGTGCAGTTCGTCGGAGTCGAGCGCGAGGATGACATCCTCGTTGTTCGCGCCGTTCGCGGTGCCGATGTTCAGATCGACCATGACCGGCACGCCCGAGGAGTGGATACCCACGAACTGCACCGGAGCGTCAGCCAGGGCGTCCCCGCCGAACCCGCCGACGCCGAACGCGTTCTGCGGGCCGTTGGTGTTCGCAACGACGATCGGGCGGCCGGTGGTGTCGACCTGGCCGATCAGCCAGCCCCAGCGGCGCGGGTGCACGACCAGCACATCAGGTGCCAGGCCGATACCACCGGACCAGATAGCCGCCTCGGCGCCGGCGATCTTGGAGTTCAGGCTCGTCACGGTCACCGCGGCGCCGAACGCGGTAGCCGCGCCGATACCGCCGGTGTTCAGGATGCCCAGGACCTGCCCGGCCGCGCCCGTGCCGCCGATCAGCTGGGAGCCCAGCGACGCGGCGTAAGAGCGGGTGAGGTCCAGATACATCAGCTCATCCACACCGTCACCGCGCTCCAGGGCCTGTCGGGACACGTCCGCCTGGCCCGCGATCGTGCGGACCGGAACCGTGAGGTCCTGCCACACTTCGTCCGTGGCTGAGACGCCCGAGTTTTCCGAGGCCTGCACATCGGTGCTGGAACCGGTGGTGCCGCGAGGGATGACCAGGTTCATACCCTGGGCCGGGAGCTGGTGACGCGAAACAATGTTCGCGACACCACGGCCGGCCCGGAGCTTCAGCGCCGCCATCTCGATCAGGTACTGCGGCACGATCAGGCCACCGAACGTACCGGAAGCCACCGCACGGGCGGACATCTCGCCCTCGACCTTCACTTCGCGGGCGTGACGCTCCAGACGCTCACGAGCGTCAAGGTCACCCTGCGAGTAACCGAACGCGTCACGGAAGAACGACAGGCCCTTGGCGCCCGTCTCGCGGGTGTAGGTCCGCGGCTCCTGCCCCACGCGCACGCGGTCATCACTGCCGGCCGGGAGGTCCGCACCGGAACGCTCGGACTTCAGCTGCATCCGCTCGAGCTTCTCGTCGTCCTCCAGCTCGCGCTTGAGTTCGGCGATATCGGCGTCAATGGACTCCAGCTCGCCGCTGATGGTGCCCTTGCGGACCTTGATTTCCTCCAGACGGGCGCGCTGTTCGTCCGTGTAGGAATCGGCGGCACGCAGATTCTTCAGCTCGTCGGTCAGGTCGTTGTATTCCTCGAACTTGGCGCCACGCGCCTTGTCCTTGTTCTCTATCAGTTTCTGGATCGTGAGAGCCATGATGGCATCTTCCGTTTCTGGCCGTGCGGCCGTCAGAGTTTCTTGATTGACTGCCCGGATGATCAGGCCAGATCCCACAGGCCAGGCCGCGAGCGCGGCGCGAGGGATCGATCACGCGATGTTCGGGAGGTATCTCCGGTTGCTAGCGCCGGAGATATTGCAGATCTTCATCGGTGATGAGATCGGCAAGCTGTGTGCGAGCGTGTGCCGGCGGTTGCCGGATGTGCTCGAGGGCCGCGCGCTGCTCGGCCGGTGAGAGTTTCGCCAGCTCGGCGAGCGCGCCGGCGTCATCGGGAATGAGGAGGCCGGATCCGGCGGTGTGTGGTGAGGCGCCGTAGCCGACGATTGCGACGTCGCCGCGGTTCAGGTCAACGTCGTTGATCCGGTAGGTGAGCCAGTCCGGTGACCATTCGCCGGAGTTGATCCGGAATTTAAACGACATTTCATCGATCAGGCCGGAGCGTAGTTTCGGTTCGATGTACTGGACGTCCTGATCGGCCGGGTCAAGATCGGCCTGGACCAGGAGGCCTTCGGAATCCTCCGAAAGCCGCAAGGATCCGTTCGTGGTGCGGGCAATCCGGCGGAGGTCCTGATGCTGGAGCACCAGCGGCACGTCCAGATCAGCCCGTGCCAGGGAGGAACCGAACGCGCCCGGTGCGACCTCTTCGGTGTAGGAGCCGAACATGTCGTACATCTCGTACCCGGCGCCGGTGACTGAGGCGTAGCCGCGGAACTGCAAAGCCCCTGAGCCGCCCGCTGCGGGCGCCCTGAGCTCCAGTCCCGTGATCCGCACAGAGACGCGCGCGGCGGAGCCTGGCGCCTCGCTGGAGCGCCGCTGTGAGGGCCGGTCTGCCGGTGCCTTGACGGCACGGCCGCGTTCCTGCGCCGCGGCGATCATTCGTTGAACGTCCATGCTCAAGCCCCCTCGGCTGTTGCGACTGCGCCGGGCGCGGCGTTTGCCGGCACGGTCCCGAAAATGTTCTTTGTCTCGGCGATCTGCTCGGCCGTGAGCGGAGGCATGTTGTCCTCTTCGCGTGCCTCGTCGACGGTCATCTGCCGGTTGCTGATCTTGGAGGCGAGGACTGTCTGCCGGGTCTGCGGGTCCATGCGCAACAGCGCGTCGGAGTCGAGCTTGACCCGGCGCGGGTTGGCCGTGAGCCTGGACAGTGCCGTTTCGCGGCGGGCCACGGCCGGGCCGAGGTTCATGATCAGCAACTGCAGGTTCCGTTGGGAGATGTTCGCGTACGTGATCGACCCGCTCTCAGAGGGCGCGTCGATCGTGTCCGCCGGCACCCCGAAGAACCGAGCAATATCCGAAAGCGAGTAACGCATCTCCTCGAGGAACTGGGACTCGGTGGCCTTCGCCCCGAGCATCGTGTAATCCCAGTCCATGCCCGTCACGAACACTTCACCGTTGCCGACCGCCGCACCGAAACGGCGCTTGGTCAGTGCGGCCTCGGCAGCGTCCAGGGTGCGTTTGGAGTTCTTCAGGATCGCCGAAGGAACCGCGCCGTTACCGAACCAGTCAAGAGCGAACTGCTGCGCGCTCAGGTAGCCGCCGATGGAGGCGGCCGCGTAGGCGATAGGGGAGAGGCCCACCGGTGAACCCGAGATCGGATACTGCCGTTCGTGCCAGATCTGCTCCGGGCTGTAGACCTGCGTGCCGATCTTGTAGTGATCGAGCAGGCCCTTCCGCACAGCAACGGTCACGTCCTGGACCTGAACCGGCTGGATCCGGGCCGGCAGGCCCATCCCGTCAAGCTGTGTGATGATCCCGAAGGTATTCCCCACCGAATCAACATCGGACTGGCTGGTGTACATCCACTCGGCGATGCCGATCGGCTGCTTCTCACCCGCGTCGTGATACGCCGGAATGGTCAGAACCGGCGGTGTCGGCACCGCAACCTCAAGGCCCGTGCCGGGAACCGTCCGGTAGCACTGGACCGGCATGGACGAAATCAGGTCAGCGCGCAACCGGATCGAGGCCCATACGGCAGAATGCGTCCGGGCCTTGTCCGGTGTCACATCCACGGAACCGTTACGGCGCGGTGAGCGGATCGGCAGGCCCTGCCAGATCAGCTCCGTAGGCTCACGCGAGGCCCTGAGCAGGCTCACGCTGAACCGCCCTGCCGGCGGGCAGCGGCCGTCCTGGCCGCCCGGTCCTGCCGGGAGTCGATCAGCCAAGCCACGAACAGCAGCCCGGCGCCGCCGGCCAGCAGCCCAGCCGGGAGGAACAGCAGCGCGGCCGCGAACGCCAGGCCTGCGACGATCGCGAGCATCCCGGCCAGCTCGAGAATTGTCGTGAGTAGTGAGAGCTGCACGCGTCGCCCCTTCCAAATTTGGTTATGCGATTGAATCGGCGATGTTGTAATTAGCCGGCCGGAACTTCACGAACGCCCACCGGGCGATCGTGACCGCGTACAGCGGAGAGATATCGGCCAGGGAACGGCCGCGCGAGAAGATCCACGCGTCACCGGCCTTGAGTTTCGCCGCGGCTTTCATGGCATCGGTCAGCAGCGGATCATCAAGGAACCGGAGCCGGCCGATCAGGGAGTCGTCATAGAACGACCCGACCGCCGCGGCACGCTCACGGCTGTTCATCTGCACGACTTCAAACGGGCCGCCCTCAAGGTCTTCGTCCTCAAGGTCAGGGATCAGCGACGCCGCGGCGCCGGAGCCGTCAACGGCGACCATGCTGCCGCCGGCCTTCCGCCTCAACTGCAGCAGCCGATCAATGACCTGGGAGGTTCCCTCCTGGCGTTCGATGACCTCGAGGAAACACCTGGCCGCCGTGTCCGTGGACTGGGCAGCCATTCCGATAGAGGAAAACTCCCGGTCAGGAGAGACGTCGACCGTCCAGAGCGGTTCACCGAGCCACAGACCGTCCGGATCCCCGGCGTCAGCAAGGTTCGTCTTCCATGATTCGAGCGGAATCACAGGATCCGGAACCTTGGCCTTAGGCCACCAGCCCAAATAAGCGCGCTCAAACTCGTCGGCCTCCATGTTCTGGCGTTCGTCGATGATGTCTTCAAGCCCGATCGTGTACCCGATCGCCGGATGACAGAGGAACGTCTCAGGATCGTCAGGATCAGCGGACGGATCGGCCGAATACTCGATGTAGCAGGTCCGTGATTCCTGCCCGGACTCCACCAGGGCCCGGCCCATCTCGACCTTGCCCCGGAGGAAATTGGATTCAAACTCCCCGGCGGCGGACGTGATCCACTTCTGCGAGCCCTTCACCGTGATCAGCGTCGGCGAAACGTTCTGCTCAATCCGGCTGTCCCGGTGCGCGAACGCCTCATCAATGTGAGCCTCATCGAGCGTGTCACCGTGGCCCGAGGTCTTCGATACGGCATCGATCGTCAGCTGAGACCCGTTACGCCAGCGCACCATCTCCGAACCGGCAGCCCAACGCGGCTTGGACAGCCCCTGGGAGATCATCGGTGCCGGCGCGCGGCTCAGAGGTTCATAGATGGACTCCCGGAGCCGCTTGAGCGCCTTGTTCCGGTCCTGCGCGGTGTACAGCATCTTCGCGTAGGGCTGGGAAATCGCACGGTGCGTGAGCTTCCCACGCGTCAGCGTCGTCTTCCCGGCCTGCCGGAGCACCACAATGATCACAGTGCGGTAGAAGTACAGGCCCGTTGCCGGATCAATCTCACACGCGACGTCGAGCGCCTGCCGCTGCCAGGGCATCGGCTCCTGCCCGATCATCCGGAACACCTTGGAGACCTGACCACCGAGGGTCTGCCGCGCCGGATTCCGTTGTGTGGCGCGGTAAGGCGCCGGCTCGAACTGCCGGGTCACTCCGGAGCCGCGAGCGCGGCAGCAGCGGCATCCCAATCAACGACCGGCCCACCAGGGCCGCCGCTCTTCTCCAGCCTGTCCAGGACGTTCAGGAACCTCGACTGAATACCAGAGGCGAGATCGAACCGTTCCAGGCCGGGGATCTGATCTAGCACACGTGCGTTATAACGTGCCAGGACAAACAAGGTGTCCTTCCACGCCGGCTCACCCGTGAGCTTGCCAAGCTCGGCCTCGACGGTCTGCTCGACCAAGCCGGGCGCCGCTTCCCAATTCACGGCCGCCGATGACGGCTCAACCTCCGGGCGCCTGGTCAGATCCGCCGGCGGCAACACGCCCGCATTACGGAGCCGCTTGTTCTCCCGGTACTTTGCGTTGGAATCAGCGTGGCCCTTACGGCAGATCGAACACCGGCCGCCGGCGCGGTAACCACTGGCGCCATGCTTTTGGGCTTTGCATTTCTCCGGCACGAAACGACCTCCAAACCTTCGAAAATCCCCGTCATTCCGCGGCTGTAGAGCGCCACCCCACGTTTTCAGTGGAGAGAAAAAAAGGTAAATAGGGGGGGGTCTACCCGTGGTCGGATCCCAAAAAAATCCGGCGCCGATTCACCAGCTCCGCGAGCTGGGCCGGGCCGCCGCCTGCTTGCGTGACCGGCCCGACCCTTTACTCGAGTTGCAGCCGAAGTGAGCAGGCCTCAAGTTCTCGCGTGCTGTTGGGTGACCGCCCCTGTCCAGGCTCACGACGTGATCGACGGACGGGCCGCGGGGATGGTTGCGCCTGAGTCCGAACTCGATCGGCTCCCTGCAGATCCAGCAGCGTACGCCCTCGATGAACAGCTCACTCTTGATCCGTTCCCATGCCCGGCCTGCTCGGCCACGCTTCGGGTCCCACTCTGCGAGCGCCGGCATGACCACCACCTGTGCACATGGGAAGAGCCCCGCCGTGTTACCGGTCGAGGCTCTTGGTTCGCGGCTAGGTGCAGAACACCAGCTCACCCAATAATTTAGATGCTTAAGTCAAGGATGCGTGGGACGTTCGCGTGTCGGCGCGCCGCGTCATTGCTGTCCCACCTTCATGTACTTCTTCATCAGTGTGCTGGCCGCCCGGCCTGGGCGCCGGTTCGCGTGCGTGTAGAACCACTGATCGGCTGGCACTCTGTGGGTTATGTCCACACCGCACCGGACGATCTTCTTCCCGTCCGGCATCTGCACGGCGATGACCGAGCCGAGGCAGGGCAGCTTGGTCTTCTTATCCGGCCCAGCCACCAGCTGGTGGCAGCGGTCAGACAGTGTGACTTCGATTGGCTTGCTGCGGTAGATGACGCCCCGGACTTCCCAGGCGACGGCGGCCAGCTCGGTGGCCACGGCTCTGAGATGTCCCGCTGATGGATGTGTGACCAGGTATCCGCTGTGCCAGTTTGCGATCCAGCTGGCAAGCATGCCGGCTGACTGATCGGCCGGCATGCTCCGGTCAGGCAGGTCCTGCACCAGCTGGCCGACGATGGACCATATTATTCTTCGGGCCCTGTCCCGTACTTCCACCACGTCAGGGTTGATGGGCAGCGGTGGGTAAAGGTCGCCGGTACCACTGACTGGCTCGGCACTGGCTGCGCTGCCGCTGGGCATCATGGCCTCTTCCAGATCCGGCCAGCACTCGGCAATGTCGGCCACGCTGTTGTTGAACCCTTCAGCGCACATCGAGCACAAGTGACTTCCGGGCGCGGCGGCGACCGGCTCTTCGTCGTGGAAGATGCAGACGCTTGGGTAAGCGGTGTGTTTGAGAGCGATCCGGTAGGGAAGCTTCAGTACCCGGCCGTCTGGCAGTTCGGTCCGGTAGACGTAGCCAAGGTCGCATGAATCCATGTGTGCTAGCCCTTCCCCTGACGCATTGCCTTGATCGCGGCGCGGGCGTCACGGCGGAACTCGTGCTGATAGGCCGGATCCATGACCGCGAGGGGTCCGTGCCCGTAGCAGTTAGCGATTTCCTGGGCCACGGCATCAAGCAGAGCTGCTTCGGCAACATCTTCAGACTCACGGCGTTTGCGCCGCCTGATCCGATACCGGCGGACCAAACGGATGCACAGCCCAGCCAGCAGCAGAACGCTCATGGCGCCGAAAGCTCCGGCGATCCCCATGATTACGGTCGTGACCACACCGGCCAGGACGGCGATCAGGCCGATCATGCTTTGATCCCAACGGACTCGAGGAGTTGGCCGGCGTCACGGATTTCGGCTTCGAGCTGCAGCCACGGCACGCCGTCAAGGTCAAGCAGCACGGGAGGATCTGAGATCGGGCCGTTCAGGACCAAACCCATTTGCAGGACGTCTTCGACGAATCGCTGGCGGGCTTCGCCTGCGAGGGCTGAGACTGGTTGTTCCTGGTCGATGACTTCGTATTGTGCGCGGTAGATCATCTGTGGTTCCCCTTGCGGTCGAGATCCAGCGAGGTAGGCGATGAAAGTTGATTCGGAGGCATGCTCAGTTCCGTCCTCTGCTGCGTGGGCGTTTGCGTGGTTTGTTCTGAAGCTTGGTCTTGGTGATCGGCTGGGCTTCCTGCCCACTGCCTCCCCTACCTACCTGACCCAGCCCGTCCCTACCCGTCCCGACGAATCCAGATCCGGGATACCTCTGTCCTGGGTCAGTTTTTGGTTCGGTGTTTGGTCGGTTGTCCGTTGCAGCCGGTGGTGCCGTTGCTGCCGGTTGGTCTTGCTCCGGGTCCGGGCGGGCCGTGGAGGCAGTGGATGGGCCGGTGGGTGCCGTTGCCTTGTCCTCTTCCGGAGCGGCCGTTGCCGGCTGCTCTTCGGTGTGCTGCTCCATGGTCTGCGTTCCGTTGGCCGGTGCAGTGGTCGTGGTTCGGGTGTAGCTGGGCTGGACGGGTGCGCCGTGCTTTGCGAGGAAAGCGACCGTTGCGGGGCCATACAGTGGCTCCGCCGGAACGGGCTGGGTCTTCCAGGTGCTGTCGGGGTCATCGCCCCGGCGGCCGTTGCATTCGCGGCAGCAGACGACCATCGTCTCTACTGTGCCGCCCTGGCCGGGGTTGATGTGGTCGTAAGTGGCGCCGCGGCCTGACTTCGTATCGCCCCAGGCCACGGACTTGCCGCAATACCGGCAGGCATCGCCGTCGCGGGCCCGGACCTTGGACGTCAGCGCTGTGTCCCGGGTGTCCCTCTTCCGCTGGTTGTTCCACTCGCGTTCGGCCTTCAGAATCATGTGGAAGAGGTCATTATCTTCCACGAGCTTGAAGGCCTTGCGCTGTTCGCCGTCGATGTCTACCTGTACCTCGGTGAGGTAACCGCAATACTTCGCGGCGGTGATCAGTGCGTTGTACCTGGACAGTGACCCGGCCATGTGCCGGGCCGTGCCCACCGTGATGATGTAGTCCTGTTCGTAGGCCGCCGCCTGCGTGGCACAGCGTCCGACGAACCCGAAGCACTCATTCAAGATCCGGTCATCAGCGTCCTCCATCTCCACTGCTGCCAGGACGATCGGGTGATTCGCCGCCGCATCGCCCTGCTTCAGCCATGGCATCTAATCCGGCTACCTTTCGTGCTGCTTCGTGTGCTATTGGTTCTTTGGGAATCGTTGCCTCGCCGTACAAGGCCATGCGGAGGGCAAACTCGTCAGGCATCACCGTGGCTTCCGGATCATTTAGGGCCGCCGCCGGTGAGCACGGTTACGCTGCCCATAAATCCGGAGCCGTTGCGGAGGATTTCGCCGCTGTCGCCGTCGATCAGCGGCAGGGGCTTGACGCCGGTGCGGCGTTCCTGGGCGGCCTGCAGCATTTCGCGGGCGTGATCGGCTTCGCTCTCACGTAACGGCTCGATATGCAAGATCCTGGCGGTGGCGATGTCGAAACCTGAGTCGACGTCAGTCGTAATGGATTTGCAGTCGATCAGCGCGATGACGACGTGCGCGTTCGTTGGGTGTTCGACCAGTTCCCTGTTGATGGAGCCGAGCCCATCGTCGTTGTAGTCCTTGGGCAGGGAGCTGGAGAGTTTCGTCATGCGCTGGCCGCCGATACGCCGAGTGAGCCGAGGCTGTCAGCCTTGGTCTGGTACGGGGCCTGCGCGGTGGCGGTCAGCCCGGACCAGGGGCCGGCCGTTGCGCCGTCCGCTGCGTAGAGTGCGGCGGCGAGCGCGTCACGTGCTGCGAGGCGTGCTGCGCCGGCGTCGAGCTGCATTTGATCGTAGATCGCGATGCACCCGGCGATTTGTTGTTTCCAGGCGTCGCGTTGGTTCATGCCGTCGGCGACCTGGGTGCCGCCGGCCGCGTAGAAGGCCGAGGCTGTATCGTGCGTGACCGTGAGTGCTGCGGGAACGGTGATCGAATACGTAACCGATCCGTCCGTGTTGGTTGTCAGTGCCATGTGCTTCCTCTTCCGTTTAGCTTGAGCACCGGCATTCGCCGGTCATTTCGTTGATGACGCCTTCACAGCTCCCGCAACGGCCCAGGGCCTGTAGCCGCTGCTTGTACGTCTTGCGGGTCTCGCTGACACTGAGCTCCTTTACCGCGGCGGCTACCGCCGTGCTGTCGACGTGCGCGAGGGCGTCATCGACGCCGATCCACGGCATCAGCTGTTCCGGCCCGACTGCAGCCACAGCGTGACAAGGAAGATCAGGACGACGGCGGCCGCGTAGTACCCTGTGACCAGCAGCAGGAACCTCGCTTCACGGCGGAGGACCGCTGCCCAGCTCGTCAGTGTGAGCATGATGATGTGGAGGACTTTCCACAGCTCGAGCCAGGCCGAGCGCGGCGCCCTGGCCGTGACGTGCCGGCCGTTCATCCGATCCTCGTAACCGTGTCGCCGCCGGATGCTTGACGTGCGAAGTCACTGATCATCGCGCCGAGATCGACTGC